CAGTAAAAAACATAAAAGCGTAGATGACTTGTATATTCTTTTGTCTCAGTTGCCTTGGAACATACCTTTAAATGCCATGACACCAATTGCACAAGCGATGCCTGACGAATATAAGGACGAAGATCCAGTCAAGGCGTACAGAAATTACTGTATCGCTGAAAAAACCTACGCGAAATGGGAAAAAGGCAGAGAAAAACCGGNGTGGTGGACATGAAACTTGCTATAGAGAAAAACATTCCGTTGGCTGAGATTACAAGAGGTGATGTTAATCTTTCTGAAAAGATGCGAGAGGCAATCAAGGACATGGAAGTTGGTGATTCCTTCGTGGTGCCGAGAGAGTGGACGGTCTTTTCAGCAGGGCGCAGGTTCCAGGCTTCTTCGATGCTTCGAGTTGCTTTTAAAAAGCTTAACATGGTTTGTAAAACGAGAAAGATGAATGAGTGTTGGGAAGAATACTACACTTTTAGGCCAAGTTGGTTGAGCAGTGAGACAAAGACTGTTCCGATGCACAAAGTGCGGTGTTGGAGGGTGGAATGAACTTTGAAGAATACCCTTTTAAAACAACGCCTTACGAGCACCAAATAAAAAGCTTACAGCGTTCCGTGCACCGCCAAGAGTATGCGTACTTTTTGGAAATGGGTTTGGGTAAGTCCAAGGTTTTGTTGGACAATGCTGCCATACTTTTTGATGAAGGCAAGATCGATGCGTTGGTGGTGGTCACGCCGAAGGGAAACTTGCGCAACTGGGACAAGTTGGAGATTCCGAGGCATTTACCGGACCACATTGAACGCAGAGTGTTGGTGTGGCAACCCAATCATACGAGAACGTGGCGAGAGAAGTACGATGAAATGGTCAAGGACGACTCACACGGTGTGTTNAACATACTGACTGTGAACGTGGAAGCGTTTTCCACGAAGAAAGGCTGTGTGTTCGTGGAGAATTTTCTCAATGTGCACCATGCGATGATGGCGATTGATGAATCGACGCTACATAAANNATCCCAAAGCACAGCGGACCAAGAACCTTTTGAAGTTGTCTGCATTGCCACGATACAAAAGAATCCTGACAGGGTTTCCTGTGACGAAGGCACCGTTGGATCTCTTCTCACAATGCGCTTTTCTGAGTCCAAATCTTTTGGGGTTCAGCAGTTATTATGCGTTTCGCGCGAGGTATGCTGTGATTAAACAGCGACAACTGGGACGCGGACGAAGTTTTCAAGAAATCGTGGACTTTCAACGCTTGGACGAATTGCAAGGCGCACTCAGTGATTTTTCTGTGCGCTGCACCAAAGACGAATGCCTGGATTTGCCAGAGAAAGTGTATATGAGGCGTGAAGTGGAGTTGACGCAAGAACAAAAAGACGCTTATCACACCATGAAGAAGGAAGCCTTGATGATTATTGAGGACAGTTTGTTTAGTACGCAAAGTGTGTTGACGCAGTTGATGCGATTGCAGCAAGTGGTTGCGGGGAGTTTACGAGACGCGGACGGCAATACCGTGGTGCTCAAGAACAATCGGGTCAAAGAAGTGCTTTCTTTATTGGAGGAAACGCGAGGCAAGGTGATTCTTTTTGCTGTGTTTCAGACCGACATCGAGGAATTGCGACGAGCGATTGCTGAAAAGTTTGGCGAGGACAGCGTTGCGACCTATTACGGGCCAACAAGTGCCGGTGACAGAGAGAAGACGTTGGATCGCTTTCAAGACGAGGACGACTCTTTACGCTTCTTTGTTTCCAATCCACATACCGGGGGCCGTGGACTGACATTGACCGCGGCAAACACCATGATTTTCTATTCAAACAGTTATGATTTGGAATTGAGGCTACAAGCCGAGGATCGGATTCATCGGATCGGGCAGACGAATCGTTGTACGTATGTCGATCTTGTCGCACCGGGGACCGTGGACGAAAAAATTCTGGACTCTTTACGAAAAAAAGTGAAGATTAGTAATGAAGTATTAGGTGAGGTAAAAGAATGGCTAGTTTAATCAACAACTTAATTGAACAGATGCTTGAAAAAATTGACTCTGGCAACACCACCGTACGAGAGTACGGCGACGTTTATGTGGACGAGGACACAAAACTGGTTGTGGTGTCAAAGGAAGACGTGGATGGCTTGTTGGATACATTGGAGTGGATTCGAACGGCGTTGATGTCGTTTCCAAGCGGAAACAACGATGAAAATAAATAGTTTTTTAGGTGTGGTTTTAGTGGTTCTGGGAATTGTTTTTCTGGATCTATCAACTTTGGTTTTAAAGAAAGATCTTTATTTGCTTACGCTCTTAGGGACTTTCAATAATCTTTTTTCTTTAAAGGTTTGGATGGGCTTTTCTTCAAGCGGTTATCAGTCTTGCTTTGATTGTCTTAGGGGTTAAAATAATAAAATGCTTTTAAGAGACATACACAAGCTGATGAAGTCGGGCAGACTTCAAAAAGTTATCAACAAAACTTTTAAAGAAAAGGAGAGGAAGTGTCAAAGATAAGAAGTATAGCCGGACGAGGACCAAAAAAACTGGACTGACTGGGCTGAGTTTTTGGAGAACACAGGTGAAGCCATGTTGGTTGCAGACGGATTTGAAGAAGCTTTTATGGGTGTTTCAAACGAATGGGGTCCACCGACGAGCCGTTTACAGTCTACGATCATTGCATTCAAGTGCTTACACGAGACATGAGCCTTGATGATGCGGTTGAACACATGGAATTTAATGTAGTGGGTGCTTATGTTGGAGAACAAACACCTATTTTTGTAAGGGAATATGTATGAAAAGAACAAACAACACACGATTAAATCCAACGAGGCCCTATGTTGAGGGCGTTCATAAAAAGAAAACCGATCCTGAGTTCTTAGCTTGGTTTGAAGAAAACAAAGGAGAGTTTGCACCTTGGTTCGTTAAAGGTGTTAAAGAAGGCAGCAATCTTTGCATGGCTTCTGCTGTTTGGGAGTGGGAAAAAGCAACCGGAAAAGCCTATGACGACTGATAAGGAGGATATGGTCAACCATCCGCCTCACTATAATCAAGGTGGAATGGAGGTGATTGATGTCATTGAAGCGGGAATCGGGGACCAGGGATTTGTCGGGTACTTGCTCGGGAACATCTTGAAGTATCTTTTGAGGTTTCCACACAAGGGCAAACCAATCGAGGATCTGAACAAGGCTAGGTGGTACTTGGACAAACTTATCTCTGTAGTTTCAAAACAACAAAACCAATAAAATGTTATACGGACCAAAGTTGGTCTAACACANATCTAATATAATATTGAAAACCCTATATACCCTACTTTTTATCAAAACATTATATCTTAGATGGATTTTTGAGTTTTTCAGGAAAAATAACTATCACGCGCAATGAACGATTTCCGTATAACACGGAATAATTTGCCTCAAAACTAAGCCCTATAGGGGTTTCAATGTTATATGGACCATCTAAGGTTCGTATAATAATATAAGGAAAAAAGGCCTTTTTTGCGCATTTGCCACAGTAAACTGCAGTGGCTTTTATGGGAGTGTATGCATACGTCTAACATTTTTGCCCTTATTTTACAGGGGTTTTAGGGTATGGGATTATTCTTATGGGGTTTACTATGGCTAAAAACTTGCTAAAATTTGCTGCATGAATAATGGTTCTGGAAATCCTGACGGTAAAAATGTTAAGCATTTAACAGACAAGCAAAAAAGGTTTGCTAGAGAGTTTGTTTACAATGACGGAACAAAAACCAAGACAGAATGTGCCATAGATGCAGGTTATGGCAAGTCAAGCGCCCATGTACGAGCCTCAGAACTAACTAATCCAAGAAAGTTTCCTTTGGTCGTTCGATATATACAAGAACTTCAAGGAGAAGTGCAACAAAAATACGATGTCACTTTTGAAAGACACATCAGAAAACTTGCCGAAATACGAGATCAAGCCATTGATAAAGGGAACTTGACTGCCGCAGTTTCAGCAGAAGTACAAAGAGGCCGAGCCGCGGGAATTTATGTTGAAAGAAAAGAGATCCGCACAGGCACACTTGAATCTTTGTCAGAAAAACAGCTTAAACAGAAAATAGACTCGCTACTTGCGGATTATCAACCTCTGCTCGAAGCCGAAGAAGCAGAATTTGAGGAACTTTAGTGGTCCTTTACACAGAAAAACAACTGGAAGACTGTTATAGAATATATTGTAAAGAACAAGGACTAAGAGAAATGCCTTTTATGTCTCTTGCTGATTTTAGAAAAATGTTTGAGAAGATAATGGAACTCGTTTATATAAAAAACTAAGCACCAGGGACTCTCCACGTCCACGTTTCATCTTGTTCTTTTCGCCAACCCCTGTTGACCAACTCGACTGTAATCTCGTTCGTTAATCTTGTTCTGATTTCTTCTTCTTTTTTTAAAGAATGATGTAATCTCAGAATTTCTACGTCCGACATCTCGGTTAAAACATAGCCTTTTTTCATTCATTCGTACCGATTTTTTTGTAATACTTACTTAGCAACCAATCATGGTTTTTTCTGTAGTATCGAAACACGTTCTTGTATTCTTCTTGCCCGTGTTCTCGTCTTTCCCTACAGTTTCTGTCAAACATTCTAAAAACAAATACTCTAAAACCACTGGTTAAAAAGTTTTCTCGTTCTCGTTCTGACACAGGAAACAAANCTAATTGTTCCCACTCGTTCTTACGCCATATTTTTGTCATGCGTCCTCCTTTTG